ACATTACCGACCACCTCAGTGATAGTGAGAGAGGATACTACGAACACTTAATAAATACCAAATGATTGCAAAAGTTAACCCGTTTACCCGAACAGTAATTGTAACTGACAAAGACACAACTGAGGAGGTTGTGCTTGAGTTCACGCATCTTGATGACATCGCTGACTTTGTATTCGGTGGTCTACATTTCGAGGCTCAGTTCTTATACGAAGACTCATTCACATTCCATGTGTTTGGCATCAATATGGATGGATACATGGACTATACCAATAATCTAATCAAAAAAATAATTTATGAATTCTAATTATGTAAACAAGCAGAAGATTCAAGAGTTAATTGACCGTATGCTTTACCTTAATTCCAATGAGCTCACTGAGTTTATTGAGAAGTTTGACGAACTTACTAGCAAGTATCAGCCACATCAAATTGAGGTTGATGGTGTGAAATATTTTCGTGTTCAGTGTTGACATTGTCGTTCTAATGTCGTATATTTGTGTAATAATTTAATCCAATCAATATGAGTGTAACCTTTAACCACGGAGCTGATACGTTCCATGAATCCCTTGGTGTGAGCAGAGATGAGTTCGCATCAAAACTATCTGAAGTCTTAAGAGATTTCTTCAACAACACCCCCGAGCCATCGCTTAGTAAACTATCGGAGCTAATCTACAATCGCATGAGTCATGCTGAGCTACTGATGCTGGCATCTAATGAAGTCATTCGTAAGCTTGACGAGATGGAAGAAGATGTAGCGAAGATGGAGAAGATTTTCAAAAACCTTTTCAGTGAAAATTAATATCACAATTGATGTCTCTCGAGAGGTTCTCGAGGGCATCTTTATTACTGCCATTGAGGGCGGTAGTAACTATTGGTGTGAGTTCAGTGATGAGGCTATTGACATAGTTAATAATAGCGCACCTCAGGACGGCATTACATCATTTAGTGAGCGAGTTTTCAATGCAGTGTTTGATAACGGAGCAGTTGTTCCTATCCATGACGCTGAGGGTGATGATGGTGATGAGCCAATCGGAGAGCTTTGCTATGACTCAATGCTAGAGGGACTGAGACGATGTGCTAATGAAGCGCTATGGGCCCTTCAAGAAGAGAGAGATGAGAGAGGCGATGCCTCATCAAGTGATGTTGTCTTTCAGTACATGGCATTAGGTGAATTTGTATACGGATAGAGCTATGAAAATTAACAAGGCAAAAAGACAAGCAGAACTATCAATACAATACCGACTTCTTTCGGAGATAGAGTCTGAGTTTGGATACAATTCCAAGCATAAGGTAGCAGTATTTGTACAAAGAAAGATACTTAAAATTTTAAATGAATTGTCACAACTTAAACAACAAGAACAATGAAAACAGCGGTAGAATTATTAGAAAGTGTTGAGGTTGATAAGTTTGCTAAAGATTGTATTAAACATAGATACAATAGTTATGGTGAAAACATAACTTCAGAAACTCAAAAATTAGATACAATTTATGGATTTAAACAAGGATTCCAAAAAGCAATTGAACTACTTAAACAACAAGAACAATGAAAACAGCAGTAGAATGGTTGATAGATGAAATTGATATGCAATATCCTGATATCAATATTAAACGCAAAGAATGGATGATTGACAAAGCCAAAGAAATGGAGGAAGATGCAAGGCATGAATCTTATTTGGATGGGCATACAGTTGGATTTACTAAAGCTATGGAAAAATTACAGAACATTGAAACTAAACAACAAAAACAATGAAAGAAGAAATGGTAAGAGAATCAGGAGTTGACTCATATGTAGTTGACTTTGGAAAGTATGTAGTTGACTTTGGAAAGAATGGTCAAGGAATCACTAATGAGTTAGTCTTTATTGGCAAACGTATAGAAGATTTGAGTAAATATTATAATGTATATATGAGCAGTGATAGCTTCATTGATGCAGCAGATGATGTTTACACTTTGAAATTTATCTTATCTCCTAAAGATGAAAAGCAAGACAATTAATGTTCCTATATACGAATGTGGCCTCACAATTATTCTTACTGATGACCTTAATGAAGTTGTAAAAAAATACAAGTTGGAAGGCGATTGGGATAATTTTGGGGCTTTAACATTCAGGGATAAGTCAAAGCATAGACACTATGTAGTAGCATTTACTGATGCCAGTCATTTAAGCAACATAGCACACGAGATTGTACATATTAAGAACTATATCTTTCATGGTATCAACGCTAAGATTGACATATATAATGACGAGCCTGAAGCGTACTTAACAGGATGGCTATTCGACAAGATTTATGAATTTTTAAATCAAGAACAATGACGGAGAGAGAAGCACACATTGAGGGTAAGTACCTTATTGATAGCGCTACAGGTGAGACATTGGGCAGGACATTCATCAAGGATGGTGTTCGCTATGTCGTCCCTTTAACCTATCCACTTCATTGGCAGAACGCCAAGAAGATTGTGCATGATGGCTTTGTATACATCAGGGCTACTGATATAAATTTTGATAACGATGAAGAGAGAGATATTTAATCAGTATGTTGACAGCATTACAAGGTTGTTTGGCATAACGAGAGAACAATTATTTAGTAAGAATAGAACAAGCAAATTGGTTGATGCTCGTCAACTGTTGTACTATATGTGCATGGATAGAAACATTAAAGTTACGCAAGTCCAGGAGCTAATGAGAGACAACGGTTACGATACCAACCATTCAACGATCATTGGTGGTGTCCGGTCAATGACGTTCAAAGTAAAAGAAGACCCGGACTATCGAGTAGTAATATCTAAATTAAAAGACAATGCAGAAATCAGTATTTGAAACGCTAAGTGCGATTAACGTCAACGACAAAGTTGAGAAGAAGAAAGACCTAACCTATCTATCATGGGCGTGGGCTTGGGGTGAGGTTAAGAAAGCCTATCCAAGTGCAACATACAATGTTATCTTTGACCCTAACACCAACAAGCCATACTTCCATGATGAGAACCTTGGCTATATGGTTATGACCTCAGTTACCATCAATGATGAGACACTTGAGATGTGGCTTCCTGTTATGGATGGCGCTAATCAAGCAATGAGAAATCATATGTATGAATACAGCACACGATTCGGTGTTAAGACCGTTGATGCCGCTAGTATGTTTGACATCAACAAGACACTCATGCGATGCCTGACAAAGAACCTGGCAATGTTTGGTCTTGGTCACTACATCTATGCAGGTGAGGATTTGCCTGAGACAAATGAAGAGCCTAAGACTGTTGCTAAGAAAGCTCCTGCTAAAAAAGAGGCATCCGAGTTAGCATGGCTCAAGGTTGGTGATGACAATTGGGCAAAGGTATCAGCATATGTTGAGGCCAACAAAGCCAATGGCTATGAGACAATTGTCGCTCAGCTCAAGCGCAAGTATCAGATGAGCAACAAAGAGTTAAATGAAATCAAGAAAATCATAGGGTAATGGACATCCTAGAACAACTCAAGAATGACGAGAACTACTACGGTGCTTTAGGCAAGCAGTTCTTAAGTAACTCCGACATTGGTACATTGCTCAGCAATCCCAAGAACTTTGGTAAGAGTCGCCCCGACAATAAGTCTTTTGCTGAGGGTCGCTACTTCCATCAGCTACTCACTGAGCCTGACAAGGCTGAGGTAGCGCATATGGTTGACGCAAGCACTCGCAATACCAAGATATACAAAGACTACTGCGATACTAATGGTCTTGACTTCGCTCTACTTAAGAGTGAGGTTGAGGCCGTTGAGACGTGGGCTTCTGCTATGAAATCAAACATTGACTTCTACGATGCCATCTATGCTGAGGGTAATCAGTTTGAGGTACCGGCAATCGCTACATTGTTTGGCCGTGAGTGGAAAGGCAAGACTGACATCTTAGGATCAGAGGATCTTATTGACTTGAAGACAACGTCTGACATCAAGAAGTTCAAGTACTCTGCTTATGCCTACAACTATGACAGCCAAGCATACATCTATCAGCAGTTGTTCGGTAAGCCTTTAGTGTTCTATGTCATTGACAAGGTGACGTTGCAGTTGGGTATCTTTAGACCAAGCCCTGCTTTCATTGAGAGCGGTGAGCGCAAGGTCATTGAGGCAGTTGCAGTGTACAATAGGTTCTTTGCACCTGAGGCGTGGGATAATGTCGCCAATCATTACATCCAAGATTATTTGTAACCAATTAAATTAATATATATGTCTGAAAAGAAAGAAAGAGTGTTCGCTGATGGTTTCTCATTCAAGCGAAATGAGTCAGCACCTGACTACGTTGTAGGTCGCCTAAGTTTAAAAGTTGATGATGCTGTTGCGTTCATTAAGAAGCACGCTAACTCAAATGGTTGGGTTAACTTGTCAATCATGTATGGTCGCACAGGCAACCCATACGTAGAGCTTGACACGTATGAGCCGAAGCAAGAGGATGCTAAGCCTGCGTCAAAGGCAGGTCTAAAGACTAAGCCTGCTCCAGCTGTTGAAGAAGAAGATGATAATGATGATCTACCTTTTAATTGAGAGTTATAGTATCTCGTAATAAAAACTAAAATAATTATTTTGAATATTCTGAAAATGACTATATTTATAGAATGAAAGAATGTTTTAAATGTAAAGTAACCAAGCCCCTGTCTGACTTTTATAAGCATAAAAAGATGGGGGATGGTCACTTAAACAAGTGTAAAGATTGCACTAAAAAAGATAGCTCTAATAATTATTCTAAAAAATCTAAAGATCCATCTTTTGTAGAAAAAGAAAGAAAGAGAGGAAGATTAAAGCATAAACGCTTGTATTTAGGTATAGTTAGCTCAAAAAAACAAAACTATCAAAAAGGTTATAGAGATAAGTATCCTGAAAAATATTTAGCTAGAAATGCATCTCAAAGAATAAAATCACTATTAGGTCATAACCATCATTGGTCATATAATCAAGAGCATTCAAAAGATGTAATAGATATAACTACTAAAGACCATGCGAAAGCTCATAGATTTATTGTTTACGATCAAGAAAGAATGATGTACAGAAGATTTGATACTAATGAGTTATTAGACTCAAAACAAAAACATTTAGAATTTATTAACTATTGTATTAAAAATTTTGAAGACTAATGAAAGCATTCGCTAAATACCTTCTGATATGGGTCAGCCAAAACTTGGCTGTCCCATTTTGGATGGTTGGTCACATACACTTGATGACCACCATCTATGCCGACATAACTGAGATACTCAGTTCACTTGGTATGAACATCATCGTGATCATTGGGATCATTGTTGACTACCGAGACAAGAAGCGTGATAGTGAAAGAGAAGAGGACAACGACATCCCAATTGGTTGGGTTTAAAAAATTAAGTTATGTTTGAAATTTTATTAGATGCATTACTATGGATAGTAAAAGCATTCTTTGTATTATACCTTATCTTTGGAGTAATACATATAACAAGTGGTATATACCACGGAGAATAGTAACCAATTAAATCAATATAAAATGCAAGAGAAATCACTGCACAACACCACTGCAAATGGTGCAACGAAGAATGTTAAAGACATTCAATTTTGGGGAGACGGAGATACTTTCCGTTTAATTTCTAAAGCTTCATCTGAGTCAGAGGGATGGATGAAATCAACTAAGGCTATGCCTGTAGGTAACTCAGTTGTCATTCAGGTAACAACGCAACAGCGCAATCCTGATGGAAGCTATTCAGTTGCTGAGGCACTAACTACAGTTGACAATGTTATCATCCGTGAGTACAAAGTTGGTGACACTGTAGAGGCTAGAACTATTATTCCAAGAACTTGGGAGCATGAGGGAGTTCACGTCACAGCAGTTAGAAACGTAGCTTTAGAAACAGCTGAGTAAAGCTTGCCACTGACGAGTGGAACGTAACCTGCCGGTCTTAATTGCTCGCGGTTCTCATCGTAGGGAGATAGGTTAGCCTTCCGAGGAAAAAGGCACATAGTCAGGTGGCACGGGGTGCAAGGTTGAGTTAATGAATTCTTTTTTGGATGATATATCTTATAGTTAACTTGATTTCCTACAGGGTTCGACTCCCTCCTGACTACAAGCGGTTATGCTTCCGAAGTGCTGATTAGTGAAACACCTAGTCGATGAGCCCATCAAAAAGTGAGTAGTTTTTCGGTAACTACTTAAAATTAAACCGAACATAAACGGACAAGGTAGGCAGTGCCAATATAAAACAGGGTGGTCACTGAGGGGTTCGATTCCCCTTCCGTTTCAAGATAAGTGGTAAAAATTGCCACATAACCTTTATAGAAATGAGACAAATAGTTTACAACGCAGTGATATGTGTAGAGTGCCGTGAGTATTTAGTTAGCTACCACCGTCATGACTACAAGACTTGCTCTTGTCCTAACGAGGCAATGGTTGATGGTGGCCTTGACTACTTGAGATACGGAGCAAAAGATATGGATAAAGTAAAGTCAATTGCTCTATACGCTGACGATGAATTCATCGAGGTTAGATGCTACGCCACACGAGGTAGCCGAGGTAAGGACGGTAAGCAACCACTCACTTGGATACCACTAAAGGATATGGAAAATGATCATCTAGAGTCAGTGCTTGAATATGGTGGACCTGAGTGGCATCTTGACTTGATTAGAAAAGAAATTAAGTATAGAGAGTATGAACGAAGTAGTAAAGTTTAGAGATAGGCTTAAGAAGATTGGCATCGAGATTGAGCTTGAGGGAAATGTTCCTTGGATATACCTTAAGTCAGTTAACGGAAACAAAGTTAAGCGTGAAGATTGGACAAATGCTAACCACGGATACTGTGTAGCTTGGTATCCTGTGAGGGATGATGATGAGGTATCTCTTAATTGGCACGACATGAACTTAACTTTTAAGTTAATTAGGAAGTATGCAAAAATTGCATCACATAATCGGGAGAAAACCGATTAAATAACTAATATATTACACAATTCGCGAATCGAGAATTATACTTAATTGTGGTGAAAAGCACTTAAAATTATACGTAAAAGAATATAAATACCACTTAATTTCTAGAATTATACGCAAACACATATAATGAATGACAAAGTACAATGTTGGTCTTGTTACCAGTTTAAAACGCTCGATAAGTATGACCAAAATAGACGAGAATACAATAGACCAAGCAGAAAAGGAGCTTTATTTAGCTGTAAGAGATGCACACGAGCAAGAGTGCTGCGTGAACTACGAGCAGTGCGATACGACTTCGGAGAACGAAAGTTTGTAGTACACCACTTCAAGAATAAAAATCAAGCCTTAAAATTTATAAAGAATGAAAGCAACGATAGAATTTCATGACGAGCAGGAGCTCAGAGATGCCATTGATGGCTTCAAATGGAGAATGATTGTTTGGGACCTTGACCAATTGATGCGTACAGTTACCAAGCATGGATACCATAATGGCCGAGAGGCTACTGAAGAAGAGCTTGATATCACTGATCATTGGAGAACAAAGCTCAGAGAATTAATTAATAATGATGGACTAAACCTTGAACCATGAATCAAAAAGTAGAAGACCCAATTGTAATGTCAGTGATGACAAAGTTCTATGAACGTAGTCAAGTTGGTATTAAGAAGTATAACACAATGCTCACGAGAGACGATTTAAGTACCCTAGAATGGCTTAATCACGCACAAGATGAAGCGATGGACTTCTGCCTGTATTTGGAGCGCTTAAAACGAGAATTTTATGAGAAGGTGGATAAGTAATCACATCAGTGATTTAAATGAGGAGTTGAGACTAATCAATAAAGAGATTAGAAAACTTGTTTATAGAAGAACAATACTCAAGAGTAAGATTAAAATGTTTAACAAAGTATTAAGCAAGACCGATGAAACTGAATAGAGATGACCGCAGAGAAGAAGTAGCTGGCATAACAACAATGATTATGCTCATAGTAATAGTTGCTTTTATTATTTACTCAATTGTAATTAACATCGTATGATTTATCTTATTTGGAAAGTCCTATTCATTATAGGATTCTTTACGGTAGTAATTAGGAGTTGTATCAATGCCAAATAATAGCTCTCCCTATTATATATATATTATTATATATTATATTTTATTTTTTTTTAATTAGAAAAGAAAAAAATAATTGACATTATCGACACATTCCAATAAAATCAATATCTTTGGCTCCCCAAATCGGCAATTAAATCAACATAAAAATGACGAAAACAATCACAATCTTCCAAAACATTAGGGAGACAGCCACTCCTTTCTTCAGGGACGTGGACAAAATCTTAGAGAGAATCAAGGATGGATCATCAAAAGAGCTTGTAAAAAAGATTCGAGCAGAGAAAAGAAAGCCTGAGCGAAACGAACTGAAGAAGTTGCTGCCTGCTGTATGTTTCAGCGGTACATTTAACAAACGAACTGACGATGCAATAATTGAGCACAGCGGTCTAATATGTTTAGACTTCGATGGCTATGAGCGTCAGAAGGACCTACTCAACGACAAGGAGACACTTACCAAAAACAAGTATGTATACTCGGTGTTTATCTCACCATCAGGTAATGGTCTCAAAGTATTGGTAAAGATTCCTGCAGACCCTGAGAATCATACCAACTACTTCAATAGCCTTGAGAAGTATTTCAACTCACCTTACTTTGACAAGACATCAAAGAACATTAGCCGTGTGTGCTATGAGTCATATGACCCACTCATCTATGTTAATGAGCACTCAAGTCTATGGGATAAGATTGAGGAGCCTGAGTACAATGAGGTTGTTAAACACCGTGATGCACCGACCATTCCAATTACTGACGAGAATAAGATCGTTGACATCTTGGTTAAATGGTGGCATAAGAAATACCCAATGGTTGAGGGTCAGCGCAACGCCAACGTGTTTGTATTGGCATCAGCGTTCAATGACTTTGGTATCAACAAGAGCCTGGCAGCATACGTGCTAAACCAATACGCAACCAAAGACTTTGACCTAGGTGAGATTCAACGAACAATTGACTCAGCATACCAACGCAGTCAGAACTTTGGTACCAAGTACTACGAAGATGAGGAGCGCATCAATCAGATACGAGCAAAGCTTCGCCGAGGTGTATCACGCAAAGAGGTAAAGAACCAATTGCAAGATACCAATCTTGACAATGAGGTGATTGAGTCAGTGCTCAACAAGGTTGAGGAAGAGAACTCTAAGCAAACATTTTGGACCAAGAACGAGAAAGGTTCAATCAAGATAGTACACATCCTGTTCAAGCAGTTCTTGGAGGACAATGGCTTCTACAAGTATTGCCCGGAGGGCGGTAAGAACTACGTGTTTGTAAAGGTTACCAATAACCTCATCGACCATACGTCAGAGAAAGAGATAAAAGACTTCGTCCTTAACCACCTGTATGAGCTTGACGATATGTCAGTGTACAACTACTTCGCTGACCAAACACGATTCTTTAAGGAAGAGTTCTTGTCAATGCTCAACACAATTGACATCTACTTCATTGAGGATAGCCGTAACGCATCATACCTATACTACCGAAACTGCGCCATCAAGATCACCAAGAATGAGATCATTCCAATTGACTACCTTGACCTAGGCGGTTATGTATGGAAAGACCACATCATTGACCGTAACTACATCAGCTGTGAGGTTGGTGACTGTGACTTCAAGACATTCATCAGTAACATCTGCGGTAATGACGAGAGTCGCACTGCATCAATGGAGAGTACAATTGGCTTTATGCTTCACGCATATAAGACTCGTGAGTACTGCCCGGCAGTAATCCTAAACGATGAGGTCATCAGCGACAACCCTGAGGGTGGTACAGGTAAGGGCCTATTCATGAATGCACTTAGTCAGATGAAGAAAGTTGTTACTATTGATGGTAAGTCATTCACATTTGAGCGAAGCTTCGCCTATCAGTTGGTGTCAGCAGATACGCAGATACTCGTCTTTGATGACGTTAAGAAACACTTTGACTTTGAGCGCTTGTTCAGCGTAGTAACTGAGGGTTTAACACTTGAGAAGAAGAACAAAGATGCTATCAAGATACCATTCGAGAAGTCACCTAAGATTGCAATCACAACCAACTACGCTATCAAGGGTAGTGGTAACTCATTTGCTCGCCGTAAGTGGGAGCTTGAGCTACACCAATACTACTCTAAGGAGTTCACTCCGCTTGATGAGTTTGGTAAGTTGATGTTCGGTGATTGGGGCGATGATGAGTGGTGTCAGTTTGACAACTATATGATCGGTTGCCTGCAGGGATATATGGCCACAGGTTTAGTTAAATCTAAATTTGTCAATCTTAAGGTTCGACAGTTATCTGCTGAGACATCGCATGACTTCATTGAATGGTGTGGGTTGGTTGACAATGCAACGCCTAATAGTTTGCTTGACCCGGGTAATCGTGTGTACAAGCAAGACCTATACAATGAGTTCATCGCTGAGTATCCTGACTACGGTCCTAAGTCACGTATGACAATCAGCCGTACAAAGTTCTACAAATGGCTTAGCTCATACTGCCTATTCAAAGAGGGTGTATCGCCTGAAGAGGGAAGAGACCAACAGGGTAGATGGATACGCATCCGCCGTAAGCATGAGGCAGAATACCAATCAGATATGCCATTCTAATGGCTAAAGACTATAAAGGCATAGGTGTCGTTGAGCGGGACCTATGCTTCTCAAATGAGATGATGCTTAAGCGTGTCACGCTGATGCATGAGATACTTACCAAAAAAGTTCCAAAGAAAGTTAGGATGGGTAATAAGTCTATCATGACTGAGGAGTTTAAGTATAAAAAGAGCGCTCATCTGATAAAGACAATGGAGGATAGCATTAAGTACTATAAAGATTTACACGAACAAGAGATGAGCAACACATTTGAATTAAGAGATTACCAACAAGACATTGTTAATAGGGCAACTGAAATAATAAATGTAAACAAATTTGTTTACTTAGCTATGGAGGTTCGCACCGG